AACCAAATACATATTCAGAGATCCTGCTAGGAAGAAGAAAGAAGATGACTGACATACCGCCATTTCCAAATAGCGTTCAAGCTCAACCGCCGAATGCCAAACACCAAATACAAAAGATAGAAGTTGAAAGACTTCAAGCTAGGGAAATAAATCGAAAAAGTGAAGTGGTCACGACTTATTATGATTCCAAGGTGTACACCTATAAAAACGGGGAATTTAGCTACACCACGCCCAAAGCTACTGGTCAACACATTCTGGTAACTGTGTAGATGGCAACAAAAAACGGCTCTCTTGATCTTAATGAAGGTACTGCTATACGCATCCCTTTGGCTAATCTTATATCTCTATTAGCTGCAACAGCCGTAGCTGCGTGGGCATACTTTGGTCTTATAGAACGTGTCACTTTCCTTGAGCACGATATGGATCTACAACAAGTTGATGTAGAGGCAAACAGCGAGTTTCGAATCAAGTGGCCTCGTGGAGAGTTAGGCTCACTACCGGCTGACAGTAGACAAGATCTTAAAATAGAGTTACTAGAAGATGCTGTTTCTAAATTACAGCAACAGGTAGAAGAACTAAAAGAAGAACGCTATGAACGCAAAAAAACTTGAGCCAAAGTCACGGTATGCTGAGTATGATGCAGATGGCGATGGAACGGTTACAGACGATGAGCTAGCAAAACACCAGGAGATGTTACAGCTTGAACTCCAAGAAGAAAAAGCAGACAGTCAAAGAAAGATGGCCTGGGTTGCTGTTGGGAGTATGTGCCTTTTCGCTCTTTTGCCTATTGCTCCTTTTGTCCCAGACAGCCGCTTGGACACCTTAGCCAGCATTAGTGATATGTTGTTTCTTAGCCAAGCGTCGATTGTTGGCCTATACTTTGGGGCGACTGCTTATATGAGTAGGAGACCGTAATGGCAAAAACAAAAGAAAAAGAAGTTTATAACTATAAGTGTACTCTAGTTAAGGTTGTAGACGGCGACACTATCGATATAGATCTGGATCTTGGTTTTGATGTTTGGCTGCGCAACCAAAGAGTTAGGTTGTATGGCATAGATACACCTGAGTCTCGCACCCGTAACAAAGCAGAAAAGGTACTTGGGTTGGCTGCTAAAGAGTTTTTGGCAGAGCAGTGTCGTAATACTTTTACGATAGCATCTATGGGTAGGGGTAAGTTTGGCAGAATACTGGGGATTGTTTATTCTGAGACAGGTTTAGATATTTGTAAGCTTATGATTAAGACGGGCCACGCCGTAGAATACTATGGCGGTAAAAAAACAAAGGTGTGGGCATGAGTAAAAAAGACCCAAGACTAGCTAGAGCTGGTGTATCGGGGTTTAACAAGCCAAAAAGAACGCCTAGTCACCCCACTAAATCGCATATTGTTGTCGCTAAAGAGGGCGATAAAGTAAAAACAATTCGTTTTGGTCAGCAAGGCGTTAAAACTAATCAAACAGTTGGTCAACGAAAGGCATTTAAATCCAGGCATTCTAAAAATATAGCCAGAGGGAAAATGAGCGCCGCATATTGGGCAAACCGCGTCAAATGGAGTCCAAGCAAAACCAAATCTTCCTCTACAAAATGGAAAAAAGGCTCGTAAGTACGGGGCTTGTTTATTTTATTTTACATTAGTACTATCTGAACTTCGTACAACTAAACGATATTAGTTCGTGTCGTACACGTAAAACACGTATTCGCCTACAAAGGCGTTAAACCTGTCGAGGTCGAACCTCGTAAATAATCGCTAATACGTCACTCTACGATACAGGGGTACGGATTAGCCGATCCAAAAGTCGGCTGTGGAACTGAAATTTAAACGCATAAAGGAGAACCTTCATGGCTCTTACTAACTTTGCGTCCCTGACTTCAAACCAGCTAACCGCTTGGAGCCGGGACTTTTGGCAGGTTGCTCGCAACATGTCTTTCATTAACCAGTTTGCTGGAACTGGTCAAAATGCAATGGTTCAGCGAATAACTGAACTAACAAAAAACGAGAAAGGTACTAAAGCGGTCATTACGCTATTGGCGGACATGACAGGTGACGGTATCACGGGTGACAATACTCTAGAAGGTAATGAAGAGGCGCTAAGAGCGTATGACATTACCATCGAGCTTGATCAGCTAAGATTCGCAAACAGGATCTCTGGTAGATTGGCCGATCAGAAGTCAGTCGTAAACTTTAGAGAAAACTCTCGTGACGCTCTTGCATATGCAATGGCAGATCGTATGGACCAGCTAGCGTTCTTAACGCTTTCTGGAATCTCTTATACTCTCAAAACAAACGGAGCACTGAGAAATACTTCAGGCACTAGCGGACACGAGTTGAATGACTTGGAGTTTGCTTCTGATGTATCTGCTCCTACTTCATCTAGGCATCTACGAGTAGACGTATCTGGCGGTACTTCAACTCTAGAAACTGGTGACACAACAGCTGTGGCAGCTACCGATAAGATTGCTTATCGAGATATCGTTAACCTAAAGGCTTACGCAAAAGATAACTACATCCGTGGTTTGCGTGGCGCGGGTAACGAAGAAGTTTTCCACATGTTTGTTACACCACAGCAGATGGCTGATCTTAAACTCGATAGCGACTTCTTGACTAATGTACGTCAAGCGTCTGCAAGAGGGCCACAAAACCAACTGTTCACGGGTACAAGCTCGTTGATGGTTGACGGAGTGATGATCCACGAGTTCCGTCACGTATTCAGCACCGAAGGCGCTACCGCAGGTACTTCTTCTAACGCTGGCGCATCTGGCTATAAGTGGGGTGCAAACGCAGACGTAACTGGAGCGAGAGCTCTTTTCTGTGGAGCCCAAGCTCTTGCAATGGCTGATATCGGTAATCCTGAGATTGTCGAAGACACTTTCGACTATCAGAACCAAGCTGGTATCTCTATCGGTAAGATCTTTGGTCTTAGGAAGCCTAAGTACAACAGCGACTACAACAGTAGCGTTCAGGACTTTGGCGTAATCGCACTTGATACAGCTCAGTAGGGCAGGAGGATATATTAGATGGCTACTTTAACTTCTGGCGCAGTATCGGGTAACAGCTCTTTTAAGCCTTTTCCATCAGGAAACTTAGGCGTAAGACAAGCTACTTACAACGTAACTGCAGCTTTAGCAGGTTCCGATATCGTACAGATGTTGGATGTTTTCAAAGGTGAAACGGTTGTAGGCGTAGTTCTTACTACGACTGACCTAGACACTGGCGGATCTCCAGCGATTGTTCTCGATGTTGGCTACGGTGGTGCAGCTGCTTCTTTAATCGATGGTTCTACTATCGGTCAAGGCGGTGGTACTGCTAGTTCATTTGCAATCGGTAACGCAACACACGGTTCAACTGCAACCGCACCTGTTGCTTTTACTGCTGACGATACGATTGACGTAACTGTTCAAGTTGCTCCTCAAACAGGGGCCACTTCAGGTACGATCACGATGTATCTCTTTGTGATCTAGAACTAATGCCCCCTCTTCGGAGGGGGCTTTTTAGGGGGTACTACCTATATGATGTACAGAAGAAGGATGCGAGACAGGAAGGTAAAGAGGCAAACTACTGCTGAACGCAAAAGGGGTGGTAATAGTCCTGCAGCCCGTAGAGCAGCTGCTAAAGCAAAAGTGTCCTCTAGACCTGCAGCTTCCCGATTTACTAAAGTAGAGCGTAACCCTATTGGGTCTCAATTTGGTAAACCTAAAGCTCCTAAAGCCGATAAAAGTAAACTTACTAACCCTTCTAAAAAACGTATGAAAGAAGGCGTTGCAGCAACGGGTAGTAAGGTTACTAAAGTTACTAAAACAAAAGGCGGTGATTACAAGACTTTTGCAAAACAAAGTCCTGCAGCAAAAAGTTTTAGGGCTGCTTTTGCTGAAGCTAAAAGAAATAACAAGAAATTAGTCAAAGACGGCAAAAAACCGAAAAAGACATTCACTTGGAATAACAAACGCTACAAAATTGAGGAGGCGTAATGTACGGGATGAAGAAAAACGGTAAGAAGAAAGCGGGTACTAAGAAGGCCAAGTCTCCTTATCCAACTCGTAGTAAAGCTAGAAAAATGATGAAGAAAGGTTACTAAGTATGAAGATAATTTCTGATACAGAACTTAGGATCGCAACTTTAACTGGAGCAGTAATTCTTCTGCATCCGGGTCAAGAGCGAGAAGTCTCGGATGAGATTGGTCTAGTGGCTTTACAGATGGGGGCCAAAGAGTCTAGCGGTTCTGCTTCGGAAACTCCGAAAAGAGCTCGTAATGATGAAGGCCATTATGTGGCTGATGACCCTTCTACTCCTGATGTCAACGAAGCCTGGGAAGGCGGAGAAGCACCAGAAGAAGAAGGAAAGAACCTTGTCGATGAGCTAGTAAAGATTATCGAAGAGGGCGATCCTAAGAACTTCAAGGCTAACGGCGGCGTAAAAGCAACCGTTATAAACAAAGTAATGGGCTACACTGTTCCAGCTGATGAACGTGAAGCCGCTTGGCAGGAAGCCCTGAACAAATAGAGGTTTGTAAGATATGACTGTAACCGTACAGAGTGTTATCGATAGAGTTCAAGCGACCTTGCAGGATACCACTGGTATACGGTGGCCTGTTGTTGGTGAGTTAGTTCTTTTTGTAAATGACGCTCAAAGAGAAATAGCATTATTAAAGCCTGATTCGAGCGCCACAACTGCTAATGTCCAGTTAGTAACGGGTACTCGACAGACTATCCCAACTGATGGCAATCGTCTTCTTAGAGTTGTTAGAAACATGTCTGATACTTCTGGTGGTGCGTCAGGGAAAAGAGCAATCAGGCTGGTATCTCGTGAAGTGTTAGATGCCCAAACCCCTAACTGGCATGATGCGACTGCATCTTCTGGTACGGATGCAGCACACACCACGACTGTTAAGCATTACATTTATGATGAGCAAAACCCTCGTGTTTACTATGTTTATCCAGGTGTGTCGGGGAACGCATACGCTGAAGTTGTTTACTCAGCTAATCCGACAACGGTTGCTCAAAATGGCAACCTAAGCATTCCAGACATATTTGCTAATGCAGTAGCGGATTACACTTTGTTTAGGGCTTATACAAAAGACGCAGAATATGCAGGTAACGCTCAGAGGGCCAGCACACACTACAATCTGTTTATAAACTCTGTAACAGGTAAAGGACAGATTGATATTGTAACGTCACCAAACTCTGATCTACCTAATAACGTAACGCTGCCTTCTCAACAGCAAATGGGGTAACAGTTAATGGCCTCTTTTGAGTCGCTACTACCTGAAATCATACCCGTAGTCCCTGGGTGTACAGACACGCTTATAGAGCAGAATATTCGTTCAGCTACGATAGAGTTGTGTGAAAAAACTGAGGTGTATCAACAGGAGTTAGATCCTGTCACTACTGTACAAAACATATTTGAGTATGATTTGGAGCCGCCCTCGGGTACATCTGTACATAAGATTATATGGATGACTTATGACGGTGAGGACTTAGAGGCAATCACTAATGCTTTGCTAGAACAACGCAAACCTAAGTGGCGACAGTCTGGTTACGAAGGCAGACCAGAATATTTTGTAAAGCAGTCTCCTTCTTTGTTTTATATTGCCCCGGTTCCTAATGAGACAAAGGCATCTGGTTTGTTACTTAGGGTAGCACTCAAGCCTACTCACACCGCAACTTCGTGTAGTGACGATGTGATGAATGACTATAGAGATACCATAATTAATGGGACTATCTTTAGGTTATTAAGGCTCCCTGGGCGAGAGTGGACTGACTACACGGGCGCTCAGATTTATGGATCTTTATTTAATGAGGGTATAAGGGAAGCAGAAAAGCGCGGTAGGCAGTCTGCTTCAAGAGTAGCTAGAAAGGTGAGGTACAGTGGAACAGGGCCAAGTTATAGACTTACACGCACAAAATACTCAAAACGATGATAGACCGTTTATTGGTAATATTCGTGAAGACTGGGATCACGTTAGGGATGGCATTAGTAGCATTTTACGATCTAATCCTTCTTTGTCTTACCGACCTGAAGACGTATATGCAGAAGTTATATCAGGACAGGCTCTTTATTGGAAAACGCCTGAAGGTTTTGTTATCTCGACCACGGAAGTTGACCCTTACACAGGGGGCAAAACTTTTTTGGTCTGGTTGGCTTGGGCTAATGAGAAGGGTAATAAAAATGTTCTTAGGTATTATCCGTTTTTTAGACAAGTGGCTGCAGAATCTGGATATGAAGCTCTTGAGGTAAGAACTAATGTTTCTAAGATGGAAAGCATTTTAGTAAACGCAGGTTGGGTAAAAGATCATGTGGTATATAGATTAGGGGTACAGGATGGGCAGTAAGCCAAAAGCATCAGAATATAAAGCCAGTGAAGCTGAAAAGATTTCTGCTTCAGTTGCAAAAGCTGATCATGATCGTTTTAAGAAGTTGTATGACCCTTTACTTCAAACGATGCGCGAGGCTTCTAAAAGTACTGACCCTACTAGGCAATTAAGGGGCAGAGCTAACGCAGATACGATGCAAGCCTTAACTAGTAATCTTACTTTTTCTCAAACACAAGATTTAGATGCGTCTAGTGGAGTGTCTCAAGCTTTGCAAGGTCAGTTAGGTATGGCTGGCGCTAAAGGTAAACAGATAGAAAACCAAGCAAAAGTAAACGTGTT